CAACATCTAAGAATACATTGTTTGCAGAAATGTTTTTACTTACATTTCTAAAGTATATGCCTGAGTCAGCAATATCATCAAATAAGTTTTGTGTGATTCTATAACCTAGCGGACCTACGTCTGTTGTTCCATCGCCTAACTGTACACCTCTAAACAATAGACTAAATCTACCGTTAGTAAATGTAAAGCCATTTGAGTTAGCGTCTGCTTTAACTCCATATGTAGCACCGTGGAAACCACATTTATCAAATGTGATCATTTCTGGTGTTGTTGCTGAAGTGCCTTCAACTTCGACACAGATAGTACCAACTGAAGCATCTTGTAGATCTGTTTTTTGTAATGGACCACTAAAGTTCATTGACTCAAAATAACATTGTTCTGCAGATTCAATTAATAGAATATGATTTTGAATATTTGACTCAACAGTCATTGAGCTCATTTCAATATACTTAGGCAGTGTTGCTGAGTTAGCGCCAATGTTAGCACCTGTTTGCTGTAAACTATCTGTTGTACGCATAACAAATGTTGGCACTGATGAATCATCTGGAGCCATTCTAATAATACTTGACTCAACACCTTCACCCCATACTTTAGCATATGGTGGAACTAAAATAGTATCACTTACTTTGTAAACACCTGCTGGAAAGTATAGTGAACGTCTAATTTCTGGATTTTTCTCACGACAGAATAATTCGTAGAATGCACGATTAATAGCATCAGTATCATCTGTTTCGCCATCACCTACAGCACCAAAGTCTTTAACTGATGCCATTTCGTCAAACTTAGCACCTAGAGTGCGTTCAACAGCAGGGTCGCCTGTTTTAACTGTGTAACCTGCGGCTTCACCTTTGTATGTGTATGCTGTTGCTACTGATAGAACATCACTAAATTCAGTAAGAACTTCTGTGTTACCGATAACTGGTGCACCTTCTACTAAGGTACCATTACCAATATAAAGTTTACGTTGATCAATTGACCAACCTAATTCACCACCTGCTAGTTGAGGTAGATTTTCCTGTAATCCTTTACGATGTTGTATACGTGAAATTTGTACGATTGCCATAAGTCTCTATCCGTTTATTATGATAGTATTTATCTAGTTGACAAGAAAGATGATTAAGAAATAATATGTTAAGAAATGTAGTATTTGATCTGTAGTTGCTGTCCACCACCATATTTTATCTTGCCGGCTACAGTCTAACCATCTGTTTACTCTATGTTTAGCGAAGTCAATGTGCCAGTGTATGATATAATCTAATATTGATGCTATAACTGCTGTTGTGACGTCTACTAGTAGTGCAAAAACTATAAATGTTCCTACTAGATGATGTAGGTAGTGCCAATGTCCTCCAGCACCAAAGTAATAATATTTTTCTCTTGATCTCCCCCACAAGGCATGTGCTTGTAGTCCAAGATCTATAAAAACATGTTTTAGGAATAATAAAAATAGTAAGTCTGTCATCAATGGTGCTTCTTATAATATTCTTCTACCCTTTGCCACCATAGGTCACGCCACATATCCCATTCAGTGCCTTCTGATATAAACTCTTGATACTTGTAATCCTTTGAACACATTAATACAACACCTTTGCGTATGTTAGTGCCGTATACTTCGTTATGTGCTTCTGCGTATGCGGCCAACTGTAAGAAGTAGTCTTCAATCCACTCACGCTTTTTAGGTTTGTTAGTTTGTTTAAAGTCAAGTATAGCAGGCTCGCCTTTGTGTACACCTACTAGGTCAGTTGTGCCTGCATATATCTTAGGATGATATAAAGCAACTTCAGTTCCCCAATATTCATCAACATTACATAGTCCTTCCTTGATCACAATCTTAGCCATGTCTAAACTTTGTTGTGCATAAGGATTACTGACGCTTTCTTTTAGTTCTTCGCCTAACACATAGTTTTCTAAGTAAGTGTGCATACGTGTGCCTCTATTGGCCGCTTCTGTAACTATCTGCGTTGCTTTTTCTTCACCTACTGATTTGCGCCAATTTGCCAAGGCTTGTTGTTTTTCTTTTGATTTAGTTTTATCTAGTATTGTAGTAACACTAGGAACAGCATTACCGTCTGGACATGTATATAATCTTTTACCGTCTACACTGGCTCTGGATAGTTCTTTGTAATTAAATTTATTTGTTATCATTTACTGTAAAACTTTCCCCACAGCCACACTCTCCTGTAGCATTAGGATTATTAAATTCAAAGCCTTCGTTTAACCCTTTTTTAACATAGTCCATTTCTAAACCGTTAAGGTATACAAGACTCTTCTGGTCTACTATTATTTTAACACCATTGTTGTCAAACACTTCATCGAACTCATCCAAACTATCAACAAATTCCAATACGTATGCCATACCCGAGCAACCTGTTGTTTTGACGCCAACGCGAAGTCCTATTGTGCCTTCTCTAGAACTAATTGCTTTTAATGCACGACTGTGTGCTGTTTCTGTAAGTGTTATCATACCGAAAAACTTGATCCGCAACCACAAGTAGTTTGAGCATTAGGATTACGTATCGCAAAAGTTGATCCTTGAACTGACTCTGTCCAATCTATTTCTGCACCTTGAACGTATTGAGAACTCATGGCATCAACTAATATTGTTACACCATTAAATTCAAAAACAAAATCATCTTCTTCTTTTTGTTCTTCAAATGTAAATCCATATTGCATACCCGAGCACCCGCCTCCTTGTACAAACATCCTAACCATAAGATTTGGATTCTGCTCTTCTTCAATTAATGATTTAATTTTATTAACTGCTGTATCTGTAACTGTAATCATTTAAATTCTAATGCTCCGTCATTTATTTTAGACCAATTAAAAGTTATCGATTCTATCCAATAATTTTGATAGAACTTATAAGTTTTATTTGGAAATTTATTCATTGCTCTAAGTATATAGTTTGCTTGTAAAGGTGCTGTTGTTGTTTTCCCCAAATATTTTGGCGTACATGTTTGAAGTTTCTTTTTCTTCATATAATTTATTGTCCTACAAATACGTTTACTAATCAACTCACACCTGGCGGTCCAGCTAAAGTTTACATACCCAAACATATTAAATAAATTAGGAATTCCGCTATACATCATACCTCGATACCAACTAGTGTCATTGATGTCAATCGTATTTCCGTTGACTTTGATATCTATTCCACCTAACAACTTTATATTTAATCCAGTTGCTAGTACAACAATATCACTACTAATATGTTCACCGTTGCTTAATTTTAAGCCTTTTTCTGTCCAACAGTCTATTGACTGATTTTTTATACTTGTCTTTGAGTCATAAAATGTGTTAAAATAATCATAGTCTAAACTGCAGGCAGGCCGTTGCTCCCAGAAATCATAAGATGGTGTTGTTTTTTTACCATAATATGGATTACATTGTAGAATTCTTTTCTTAAATTTATTTTTAAATAATTTTGAATAAAGATAATTTTTTACAGTTTCGTAAGATTTATATAATCTAGATGATATTTCATTACTGTTAATATTTACTATCCACCCAGGAGATCTTTGTATCAGTGTTACTGATTTAGCAAATTTTACAATACTAGGTGTCATTGTTACAGCCGTACATCCACTACCTACTATAGTTACATCCTTATTAACATAGTTAGTGTTATTCCAATGTTGTGGATGTACAATAGTTCCTTGATATTTTTCTTGATTATCAAATTTTGGAATATATGGATTATTGTAATCATACGTGCCAGTGCTACAAATAATAAATTTACATATATAGTCTGATTTATTAGTTGAGACATGCCATTGTTTATTTTCCCATTCAAGAGATTGTACCTTGGTATTAAATAAAATATTTTTTTTAATATTAAACTTTTCTGCTGTTTGATTTATATAATCCTTAATTTCTTTTCCTAGACCGACAATTTTGCCTTGCCAAGGATTAAAACTGTATCCGTAGGTATACATATCGCTGTCTGACCTAACACCTGGAAATTTCATTAAATCCCAAGTACCACCTAAATCAGATCTTGATTCTAATATTTTATATGATAAGTGCGGACAGTTTTTTTGAATATAATAAGCAGATTGTATTCCTGCTATACCTGCACCAATTATGATTACATCTATTTTATCCATCGTAAAGCGAATTCAGTTATTTTTTGTTTATCTACAAAAGGATCAAACCATATTTCACTTTTGGTTCCAACCTCGTGATCGTACATATAATTATGTAGTCTCCATCCATCGCCTATGATAAATTCTAAACCAATTTCTACATCAATGGTTATCTGACCAATGTTTTCATCTAACCAGGCAAGTATAGGAACGTGTAATAACATTTCTCTACTAATAGATCTGCGTTCACTTTGACTAAGTTGACTATAGACTTGTACTAGCTCTTTACTAGCTAGTATGTTAAAGGCAAGAGTGAACTTATGATCCACTCTTATCCTTGTAATCTTTTATTGCTGATTTGATCGCATCTTCAGCAAGGACAGAGCAATGAATCTTGACGGGCGGAAGTGCGAGTTCCTCCGCGATATCGCTGTTTCTAATTGCGGTGGCTTCATCCAGTGTCTTCCCCTTGAGAAGTTCTGTGACGAGACTACTACTTGCGATAGCACTACCACAACCATAAGTCTTAAACTTAGCATCTTGAATAATTCCATCTTCTACCTTGATCTGTAATTTCATTACGTCACCACACGCAGGAGCACCAACCATACCTGTGCCTACTGCTGGGTCCTCTTTATCTAAACTTCCTACGTTACGAGGATTTTCGTAATGATCTAAAACTTTATCACTATATGCCATGTATGTTCTCCTATACTTGACTATTATTGTATACTATTTATCGACCAGCCGTCAACCGTAAAAAAAGCCCTGCTAAAAAACAGGGCTTATGGAGTAGCAAAAGTCAATGTTGAGATTACCTTTTCATTGCCCTTTTAGCCATGGAGTCAACCGTTTTACGTGCTTTGTCTACAGTCATTGTAGCATTACCCGCTGATGTTAGATCAAAACTAACATGCTGTGGGCTCACGTCTGCAATCATGTTCTTTAACGGCGCTCTCTGTGCCATGCTTTGTAGCTGGCTCAGTGAAATATTAATGCCTAAATTATCTGCCATGTTAAGAAAAGTTTCTGTTCCAACTTTTCCTTTTGTGCCTAAGTCTTCTGAACGACTAATAAGATACTGAACCAAGGCCGCTAGTTCCATTTCAGAACCATATACCTCAAACAGTTTCATTAGCGTCTTTCTCTGCCTAAATCTGTATCTAATTCTGGCTCGTCTGTGATTTCTTCTTCGCTGTCTAATTCTACGTCAGCGTCAGCTTCTAGATCTAAATCTGCTTCATCATCTGTAGCAAACTCGTCTGGGCTAACTACTTCTTCGCCAGTAATTGGTGCCATTGCACTTTCTAAATCTGTTTTTGCCTGTTCTAATGCCTGTACTAAAGTTGAAATTGCTGTGTTTGTTGCGTCGTAATATGCCTGTGTTTGGTTAATACCAAGTTCTTGCTTCATCATTTGTGCTAGATTAGGCAAGTCCTTGTATTGCATTTCTGCAACATCTTCGTACATTTTTTGGATTCTATCAACAACGTCTTGAGCCGCTAGTGTTACCTGTGCTTCTTCAACGTCTGCTTCATTAATTTGTTTTGCTTCGTATGTTTTCTTTTTCTTACCAGCCATTAAACATGAACTTTCATGCTTGTGTTTTTTCTTTGAACCGCAACTTGCTTCTTCCATTTCTTCTTCATCTTCATCTGCCGGAGCAATATCCGCTGGTGCCATTGCTGACATACCAACATGTTTCTTTTGCTCACCTGTACCACCAGCATATGGATTTCTTGTATCTGCTGTGCCTTCTTGAACATGTGCTTCTAATGCTTCTTTCATCATTAGTGCTTGTAAGTAAGCAGGGTTATTCTGTGAAGTGTGTCTATCAATGCTTGATTGTACTTCATTTACTAATGCTGTTGTTTTAGCCAATAACTTCTGAGCCTGTTCTAATGAAAGACCTGATACGTCAACCTTACGATTGAAGTAGCTCTCCATAAGTTTGCCAACCTGTTTAATTTTATTTGTTGCTAGTTCTTGCAGTTTCATCGTCGAATCCTTTTTGTTGATAGTATTTAGCCAATTCAATTGTGTCGTTTAACTTAATTTTAATATCACTTCTAATAGCAATATTATTCAACACTTTGTCGGCCATCAACATTTTTCTATTAGCATCTTTTGTTGTACGCATAATTTGACTTTGACGATCAATATCCGTATCAAGACGCTGTAATCTCTTATCCTGTCTTAGCAAATGTTCTGCTTCTAATATCCTTGCTTGATTCTCTAGTATGCAATATGCTAGAGCGTTGCGACTGTTTGTAAACTCATGTACTAGTGTACTATGACGATACAAATAAAAATATCCGTCGCCAACTGGAGAAATTTTATAACGATTAAAGACAACAAAATCGTCCTTGACTTTGACGATTATATTTGATGAAAGACTTTGTAAGCTCTGTAAGGCGAGGTTACGAAACTTTTTATAATTTTTGTCTGTGGTAGCCATAACAGTCTACCAAACAAACTTAGTTAGTAACCAACCAATGACACCAATCAACATTGTAACTGCGGTGCCAGCCCAAGTAATCAGTTGCGTAGAACGACGGCGATCAAGATGGATAATCATATCCTTGATCTCCTTAACAGAGTTCTCTAAAGAACCTACTTTCTTCTCAACTGTATCTAACTTAGTTTCCAACGCATCGTACCTCTCGGCACATAACTCTACGTGGGCTTCTAAATTTTCTTTCTCAATTTGAGTAGTACTCAACGCTTTTTTCTCCAAAAGGATATTAAAGCATTAAATCTCTGCTGTGCCTAATAAGTAGCCTATATGTGCCTATTTTGTGTAATCTATGCTTTGTAACTAGCCTAAACTAGTTGCTATGTTTTATTTATCACAACCGACTAAATTACTTGGAAATAAGTATTGGTGTGTTCACCTAACGTATTGATTGTATTATTGATTTTAGCTGTTTCTGCTAGGCCATCTATGATAGGTATTCCGTTAAAATCTTGTATAAGACTGCCTACAGGACTGTCCTCGCTTCTATAGGCTTCTATTTGTTCTGAGCAAAAGTCAAAGCACCATATAGTGTAAGGGAATAAACTTGGCATGTAGTAACTGCCAAATATGTGTTCTTCTATTTGAATATCTTCTATCCTAATAGGTGTGTGTTCAACTGTAGGCTGAGCTCTTAAAGATATTAACTGTAAGAATGTTTCGTAGTTACGCTGTTGATTACGTCGTATAATATCCTCAGGTGTTTTAGGCTTACGTGTAAACCCTGTAGGTGTGATATCTATTAATGTATAACAGCGTATCATTCTTTTATTAATTCTACTAACACTCTAAGTCTATCTAGAGCTTCTTTAATCATTGTGTGTTGGGATAATGTTGACCAGTCTTGTTTGTACATCCAGTCTCTATAGTCTTTGAACTCGTCATCTAGTTCAGTAACTAGTTCACGTTTATAGTGTGGATCCATAAGTTTACGTCTGTAAATAGTTTTGCCACCATCGGGTGATTCGTAAACCCAAGCAGTTGTATCTCGTTCAAACAATTCTTGTTGTTCCATAAACGTATTTATAGCCACAAAAAAAGCCCTGCTAAAAAACAGGGCTCTTTAGATAAGTTAAAAACTTATGATAATGTTGCCGCTACAGTTACGCCTGTTACTGCTGGTGTTGGACCACCTTGAACTAAAACGTATGAACCGTCTGCTGTACCTTCAACTGCTACGATTGTACCGCCTTCGTTTTGAATTTCGTTACAAGCCGCTTCTACTGAAACTGTACCTGTTGCTACTGTACATACGTAAGTAGTTGGGCCTAAGCCTTGTGAAGCTGAAACTGCCGCGTTGTTTGATAAAACTGCCATAATAATATCTCCTTAATATGTGGGATTTTATTTCTTCCCTAAACTTATTTAGTCCAATTTAAAAGTATTTTCAGTGTAGTTTTTCAAAAAAATCTGTTGAAGGTCTTACAGGTACATCAATACATTGTGTAGGTGCTACCCATATATCATATACACCGTCTATGTGTACAAGATCATAGTTGATTATAGTTGTTTGTAGTATTGCGTGTACTTCACAGGCTGTTTGTGATGTAAAGTTAGGAACAAATGCTTCGTCTTTACACTCTTGTTCACCGTTGACCATCATACACAGGCCAATTAAATATCCCCACATTATGCGTTAGTTGGAGTAACGTTTGTAGAACTCTGTAAAAGCATGTACAAGTCTGAGTTAATAGGACGTCTAACAGTTTGTAGGATACGCATGATTGCTTGTTTACGATCCATTTTACTAATACGTTTGTGCCAATCTTGTACTAGTCTACGTAACCACATTTGATCTGATGTTAGTCCTTTGATACGTCTCTGTAATAACATTAACAGTTGATTAAAATCTTTCTCATCTATTTGACCATCTGCTAGATCTCTAAGAATACGCTTTATTCTCAGTTCAGGAATCTGTACGTCCCAGTCGTTAAAGAGTTTATCAGCATATTGACGTTGTTGCATTACTAATGTTAAGAAGTTATATAAGTCAGTCATAGACTGTCTAAAGCCACTAAAGTTTTGTTGCTTGATTGTATTCTTAGCATACTTCATAGCCTTAGGTTTATCAATATAGTATAAAACTCTTAGTATCATTAAATGATCAAATACTAGTGCGGCCAATGTAGCCACGTCAGTTCCTTTGACTTGACCAAGTCTACGATACATTCTTGATTCAATTATGTTCTTAATAAATTCCATTATACATTCTTTGCAAAGTTTGATTTTGAAAATCTTAAACGATCAACATATTTAAGACCACCTGCTACATATCCTTCGTGTCCTGACTCACCATCTATTGTTGCTGATATACCACCGCCTTGTTTGTCTAGTGATCTAACAATCTGTGTTTTAATAACAGCAATAGCATTAAACACTTTAAAAATTAATTCAACTACTTTCATATTTTCGCTGACATAAGCAACTAGTCTATCACCTTTAGGTTTTGAAACTTTGGTCACTGCCCAGTTAGCAAAGTTGCCAGCCATGTTATTAAAGTTACCTTCTCTAACTTTGAAGTTAGCAAACTGTTTCATTAACTGTGGTAAGTCGCTTAACTGTTTTTCTCTTAATGTCATTGGCTGAAAGAAGTTATCAATGGCACGTTGATTACTTTTAACTGTAGATTCAATTTGGTCTAGTTTGCCTGTTGGTAAATCTACTGTAGGTGTTTCTTTCATCTTAGGACCTACAAATAATATAGGACCGGTAGGTAATTTTTCTACAGCGTGAAATGGTTGTCCTGAATCTTGTGGGCCAGTTAAGAATGTATGTATTGCTACACCTGCTTTACTTGTACTAATCTGTTTACCTAAGTCAGTGTCTGTATCAACTGAG